CGTAGACGTACCCGGTTACAGCGCAATCCTGTTTAGGCGTACATACGCTGACCTTGCACTACCCGGCGCCCTCATGGACCGCTTCAGAGACTGGACTATGCAATACGACGACGTTCACTGGAATGCCAACAGCTACACAGCAACTTTCCCTAGCGGTGCAAGAGTCACATTCGGTTACCTCAACAACGTCAACGACTACCTCAGATACAAGGGTTCGGAATTCCAATTCATCGGAATGGACGAGGTAACAGAAATTAGAGAATCTGACTACCGTTACATGTTCTCTCGTCTTCGTCGTCCAGCATCAGGACCGCTAGCTCAAGTACCGCTGAGAATGCGGGCAGCTACAAACCCTGCACCTAACTGGGTCAGACAGCGATTCCTTGTTGAAGGAAAAAATCGTGGACGAATCTTTATTCCTTCGATGCTGACCGATAACCCTGGTATTGATCCGGCTTCTTACCGTGCAGTTTTGCAGGAGCTAGATCCTGTTGAAAGAAAACGTTTGGAGTTTGGTGACTGGTGGTCAACTGCTTTAGGATCACTTTTCAACCGTGAAAGTTTTGAGGTTATCGACCATAACGAGATCCCATCATTCTCGAACGATACACAAATCGTCAGATTCTGGGACCTCGCTGGCTCAGAACCAACACAATCAAACCCGGACCCTGACTGGACCGTTGGCTGTCTCGGAGCGTTTGACAATGGCGTGTTCTATATCTTGGATATCCGTAGAATTAGGGCGAAGGGCGATAAAGTTGAAAAGTTCATTAGAGCCACCGCTGCGGAAGATGGTCCCGAAATCCCGATCATGATGGAGCAAGAGCCAGGGTCTGCAGGTAAAAACCTTATTGACCAATACGCTAGATATGTGCTACCCGGCTATGACTTCAAAGGCCAACGCGCTACTGGTGATAAAGTCACCAGAGCCAAGCCACTTGCGGCAGCTGTAGCCAACGGAAATGTTCGCCTTATGATGGCAGAGTGGAACACAGACTTTTTGGACGAAATCTCTTCGTTCCCGGAAGCACGAGTACACGACGATCAAGTTGACGCTGCAGTACACGCTTTCAACTATTGTGCAGGACTTGGTATGGGGCGTCGCAAAAAGATTGAGATTATAATCTGACTAAGCGTCTCTTACCGCATTAAAGACATTTACTTTAAGCCGATGACTGAAGTTGTCTAACTCTAACGAGTGCTGTGCTGCTTCAATCGGTGGAATATCTCTGTGGAAATCTATGTATTCCGTAATAGCGTTATACGCCGCCCACTTCGTTTCACCGAACCGGCCAAGATTATGAGGCTGACGGTAAATAGTATTGATCTTCTCGTGCACATCTTCAGCGTTGGAACGCTTCTTAGCAGAAGAAGCTCCTTGAGTGGACCAGAACTTTTCCATCACCTTGAACATTTTATCAGCAGACATGTGAGAAGATGTAAACTCGCTGATGATAAGGTCAAGCTTCTCCGACCAAATCTGACGCATCGTGAGAGCTTCTGTCGCATCCATAGGATCAATCGTCTCATTCGGTGTGTGTCGCTTACGCAAACTAAAATCTGCATCAGCAGAAAAACGATAAACAGAATTTGTTTCAGCCCGAACATCTAGGTTGTAATAGCAAATAGGGATACTGCCATCGTGGGAAGTAATGACAACGATATAGTTATCTACAGAATCCTCACCCATGGTAGACAGGATCTTTGTGCTACTATGCTTAACGGCCACGAAAAACTTACGACCTTCCTCAAGCACCCCGCAACTATGCAAAGAGGCTGCGCCGTTTGCTTTTGCCACGATATCTCTAGCTCTATCTAAAATGCTAGAGTTGGGTACAACCGAGTAACGTTCTTTCACGACCTCCCACATGATGCGGTGAGTCTGATCCAAACTAACTCGGTTAATGATAAAGCGGTTAGGGAACGTGGCGATCTTGCCCATAACGTCGTCATGCATCAAGACCGGGCTTAGTGTAACAGTATAGTCGCCTTTGGACTTGAGTAAAATCTCGTTGTTCGATTGCTCAGACGAAATCCTAGTCCCAAGGTCAAGCCATGACTTATCGCTCATATCCGGACCCCGGCTCAGACGAAATCCTAGTCCCAAGGTCAAGCCATGACTTATCGCTCATCCCCGGACCCCTGAATCACGTTCCGATCGTATCGGTCAAAAAGCTTTTCGATATTTTCTTTAGCAATGTCGTTGAGATCAATACCAAGCTCCCAGGCGAGCACGGCAGCATACCAAAGCACATCACCGATTTCTTTACTGATAGCAGAGCGGAATACCGAATCAGTATAGTCCCCGTCACTGTCTCTAATGTGCTTCTTTACCTTGTCAGCAACTTCGCCTGCTTCGCTAGCGAGACCAAGAGTCAGGTACTCAACCGCTGATTCCTTCGGATAAATAGCGGTCGTCTTAGCACCAACCTGATACGCATTAAATTCCATTCCCATTTTATCTCCTGTCACAGCGACTCGGGATCGCCCGTCGGTCGCTCAATCTTAACGCTCTCTCCTGTTGCCGATTCAATCGGCACCCAGGCAGGCGAATACTTATGTGCTTTAATCTTACGCATCTTGATTAAAGAACCTTCCATGAGCAACATAAACTCATCATCATCTAAGCCTAGCTGATCTTGGAAATCTTCACCATCAATATCGTTATCTAAAAACAACTCTCGCAAAAGCTCTGACAAGAACTTATTGACTACAACGCCACGGTTCCGGTTCAGGTTCACGTGGAGTATCGCTGCCTCAACATCATCCACGTCTACCTTTACAATAGGGACTTCTTCTAGCTCTAGAAGCTTAGCAATCTCCCAACGATGGAACCCATCAATGATACATGCAGTAGATGCTTGACATACAATTGGTTGAAGTATGCCAAACTTTTCAACAGAGGTACGCAATCTATTGAAGTCCGGTGAAACAACATAGTTCACTGAACCCCAAAAAGAAGGCTGCAATTTATTTGGAGAAACTGAAATGTACATTTACTTAACTTAACCTAAAATCGTCGTGCAAGTCAAGGCTATCGGCATCAGCTATATCTTGATAGAGAGCCTGCATCCTCTTCTTGTGTGCAATCGTTTGCGGACCAACTGGGGAAGGGTTCCCCACAACGGGATTCAGAAGCAAGGTTCGAACTAGATGATCAATCGGATATGCAAAAGGGTCTTTCTTATGTGATGTTCTAAACTTATCTGCAAAAGAAAAAGCTAGACGCTTATAGTCGGCATCAATAAAATGCATTTCGATACATTCCTTAACGCCATCCCACCCATCTGCAACAAAATCATCTATGAGCGCTTCTATATCGTACTCTCCCCAGAGCTGACGCTGAGTATCTATCTCAGGGAACGTTTCAACTAGCCGATCGTAAAACTCTGGCTCGGTCTTGATTACGTCAGTCAACCTTCTAGCTGCAGTAGAAAACAAGGGCGTACCAACTCGTTGATTTGCTCCACCCAACATAGCGTAATCATAGTACTTGCAATAAGGAGCACCATGCTCTTCTGTGATAAACTTAAGAACATCATCAGAAGTCCAATCGTATAGAACTTTTGCAAACCGTAGTGGAATTGACTTGGGTAAACCCTGAGGACGATTGATGTAATTTTCGTGAAGCTTCTGAGTAACAGATCGGTACCGGACCATTGACTCATTCGCCCTTACTCCGGTAATAAACGCAGTTCGGCCACGCTTGCCCTGCATTGTATACTCATCTATTCGTTTAGGGAGGGGTAGATTACCAGACAATCCAAAATGCTCGGCCCGAATAGAGTTTGGCGGAAAGTCCCGGACCAGCAAGCCACACTCTTCCCTAAACGCCGACCACAACAAAACTAGCTCACGGGTACCCATGGACCAAACTTCTTGCAGCTGAGGGAGACAGTACCATTCCATGTCAACCCAATCGTAGTTACTTACTTCAGTAACAAACTCTTCTGCTGCAGGAGAAATGATCTCTTCGTCACGGAAAATCGTTTTGACAGGTCCAAGCCCACGCTCTTCATGAACCTCTTTCGCAAGATACAGCGCAGCCGTACTGTCTTTACCGCCACTAAACTGAACGCAAACTGTATCAAAGATATCATAAACGTGACGAATTCGCTGCCTAGCAGCCTCTACACAATTTATATCCAAATACATTTGCTTACGAGGCACGAGACTTACTCCAGATGCTGGTCAAAGAAATCAAACAAAAGTTCTGTCGTTGTAGCGCCTTCGTACACAGGACTCTCCTTCAACTTGTGAAGAATGCGGTACCAGCCCGCCTGTTGATCGGTGTTCTCGAAAACAAGAGTAAACTGAATAGCGACGTTCTTGCTACCAGCCGCACCGACTGTGGTGCTTCCTTGAGTCACAATCGTATCAGTGCTTACACCTTCAGGGTTGAACGTTTGAGTTGGGGTCTCATCTGTACTGTCACTCACGAAAGCAGGAACGTTGTTCTCTTCAGGAACCCTGTTTACCGTGATCTCTGGGGCAGTCCAACCGTCATTAGGCGCACTTGATACCTGCGAAGAAATTACATTGTTTTCAATCGTGGCAATCGAAAAATCGTCCCAACCAAGGGTGCTGTAAAAATCTTCGTCCAAGCTAACAGCATCCGATAGCAAGTCGATAAGAGCGCTTTCATCAGTCTCACCAAGCTCAGAAATCCTATTGTCTGCCAGCGAGAAAGCAAGAGCGTCTTCTGAATCTAAATCA